CGAGGTTTACACTCTCAGATGGCTTTTACAGATTTTCTAGGAAGTTTCCGTACTAGTAAGACTAGGTCTTCTCTTCCTAAGTTCATCAAGACAGTAGCACTGGTTGCAGCCGGTGCTTACGTCGCGGTGAAGGCTGTGAAATTGGGTTTGGAATTGCAGACACAAAAGAATAGCTGGGCCAAGCTCGAAGGGCACAGTTATCTCTGCGACACTTCGGATGTCGACCTGGAGGATTGCATCGAATTGGTGGCGGAGACCACCATTGTTGCTCCAGAAGGCTCCACTGTTGTAGTTCCAAAGGGGCTGAGGAAGCACAAGGTAAAGAAAGGCAGGACTCAAACCTATGCCAACTTTGTTGCTAAATCAGTTCGCGTAGCTTACCCCAACTTGTCAGAGAGCAAGGTCGATCGGGAAATCGCCCGCAGGAAGGCCTGTGCGATTATGTCTGAACACAACATGCGCCCATCTCAGATCATCGCATGTTTGAGCATTGTTGAAACGCTCGTGTTCATGAAATCGGCCGGGGAGATGCAGGCAGAAGACCTGCGCAAGGCGTGGTGGTGGTGTTGGACCCAGAGGGGTCTTTCACCGTCCCGACGGGCTTGAAGGGGTTTGGAACGCATTCAGGGATTCACGACAAAGGTAAATTTTCGTGAACGACCCATCCCTGAGTTGCAAGATGAGTTCCAGACGGAGCCGAGAGGTCGAGTATCAAGACAATTGGAACAGGTTTTAGGACCCTGGCCAACTCGCAAGTTCTTGATACATAACTCGAACGTACAAAACCTAGGGCGGGGCTTGGCTGAGCGTGTCTTCCGTGTCGAAAGAGACGGAGTGCTCGTTCTTCCCCCGAAACCCATCCCAGGCATCTTCACTGGGTGTGACAGTTATTCGAGGCGAGTTGTTGGTAGATGTGGAGGCATAGGCAGCATGGTAGCAATACCGCGGGCTGCTTTTCCCTTACTTTACCGCGACAAGCGTAGACAAACTGTTTACACTAATGCCGTGAAATCCTTAGAGGAAGATGGCTGGGATGACTCCTTTGGCAGGTTGACAACATTCGTGAAAGCGGAGAAAATCGATGCAACTGCTAAGGGAGACCCTGCTCCCCGTGTTATTCAACCACGGAAGCCGGAGTACAATGTTGAATTGGGAGTCGTACTCAAGCCATTCGAGCATAGAATATATCATGCAATGGCAGCCGCTATCAAGAAGAGCACTATAGTTGCCAAGGGGATTAACGCTCTTGAACTTGGCAACCTCATCTCGGATAAGTGGCAGAATTTCTCTGATCCCATCGCCATAGGACTAGATGCCTCACGTTTTGATCAACATGTTTCCCTAGACGCATTGGAGTATGAGCACAGCATATATATGCGGCTCTGTGAAGCTCCGTATAGGTCTAAGCTGGGGAAGCTCCTGCGGATGCAGAGGATGAACAAAGGTATAGCCATGGCAAAAGATGGAGGGTTTAAGTATCAAGTTAACGGTTGCAGGATGAGTGGAGACATGAACACAGCACTTGGGAATTGTATTCTCATGTGTTCTATGACCGTTAACTTGGTAGAGAAACTGGCGATCAGGTCCTACGATATGATCAACAACGGCGACGATTTGGTGCTCTTCATCGAAAGATCGGACCTCGACGTTGTGATGGAGTCCATACCACAGCACTATTTGGACTATGGCTTTACCATGAAAGTGGAAGAGCCAGTATCGATGTTGGAACAAGTGGAATTCTGCCAGATGCGGCCTGTGAAGGTGTCGGAGGGTTACATCATGACCCGGAACTGGGATGTCGCGTTATCAAAGGATTTGGTAACCCTACTTGACATCCCCAATGAACGACGCTTCAGGCAATGGATGACAGCTATAGGTGATGGCGGTTTGAGTGTTGCTTCAGGGATACCCATATTGCAAGAGTTCTACGAGCAATTGAGATTCGGAGTAGAAATCGGGAAGATACGAAGCCATGGGGCCTTCGACCACGCTAGCGTGTGGTGGGGAGCCGGACTGAAAGTCCGGTCGTCTCCTATTCTTCCTGACACTCGTGTCTCATTCGGAATTGCATTTGGGATCAGCGAGTCCGAGCAGCTGGCGCTCGAGGCTATGATTCGCACCTGGAAGCCTGAGTACGTGCAAAGCAGACAACTCCTGGTCTGAACAACTGTACTATTAGTTGGATCATGTGTCACAGCATTCTCTGTGGCAAAACGCTGAGTTAGAGGACGGCGTGATTGGTTTTGAGACAGTTGCCATTGGCTCTGTGGAAACGCACCTGCAAGTGCGTTTCCATGGTAGTGGATGTGTCGAACGGATAAGGCTTGGCCGATGTCTTCCCTAAGCAACCTGCCGGTGGTACGGCCCTTCATTGGGATGCGTAGCGACAGGAGGGAACCCCACTTGCTCATGTGGGGGACAGTTGGGACTGGTTGCCGGCGACGGATGCTCATTACTTGACTTCACGAGAGACTCTTTCCAGACCGCACGGACGCTTAGATAGACTAAGCGGGGTATCCGGTGCGTACACCACCCCCTAGATCTGCTTGCAGTGAACTAGAATTATG